GGAGCAAATGCGGTCTGGGTAAGCCCTTGGATGATAGCGTTCGCATTGGCCTCTGCCTGACTCGCTGCAGTCTCTTGCCCGACCGTAGGGGAGGCAGTACTAAAGGCTTGTCTCAGTGCAGGAAGAGCCCCACGCAGGACATCCCCTGCGGAGCCTCGGGCACCACGCAGGAAGCTCAGGAAAGTACCGGGTTGTCCAGCCTGGCCGAATTCAGTGAAGGCTTCGTCGGGCTGGCCGGCCGCAGTGGCAGCCTGCTGTGCCAGGAACGCCGCTGTAAGGGGTTTGCGCTGCCGTTCGAGGGCAGCACGAACCTGCGGGCCAGCCTGCGGTCCTTGGCCCGAGAGGAACTGCTCGAACTGCTGCCCGAGCGGAAGTTCCGCTGCAATCTCCTGCGCCTCTAGTGCTTCCGTCGGTGTCAGAGGTCTAGTCGTGCCTGTTGTGCCTGTTGTACCGGTCGTCGCAACAGGGGTCTTATCTATAACCCCTGCGCCAAAGATACTGTTGTTGAAGTTATCAACCATTGTAGCAAGGTTTGCGTCTGTGACGCCCCCGCCCGCTATATCCTTGCCCTCCTGGGTTTGCGCGTCCTCTGGACGGACCGCATATCCCCATGATATGAGCATGGCGACGGCGCCTTCCTCGCTTTTAAGCTGGGTCTCGAGTTCGGTTACAGCGGTGGAGACGCTATAGTTGATGTCCGTCCGTAGCCGCTCACGGATATTTTTGACGACCTCTGCATTAACAGCTGGCATTGTTTAGCCTCCCGGTCCGAGTAACCCTATATTCGCCAATCGCTGCTCAGGTGTCAAGGCGCCGGGTCGAGGCGCGCCGGGTGGGAGAAGTGGGCCTGCTTGGGGAACTGGATTAGGGGGCGGTATGCCTTGAACGGCGGGCGGGAGTACCGAAGGGGCGACTCCAGCGCCGGCTGCGCCGTTCGCGCCATTAGTCTGACCGCCCTGTTCGCCGCCTGCCGCCTGCGGCCCTGTGAACATCTGCTTGAGCAACTCCTCGTAGTAGAACTGGGCAAGCTGGGGCCGGCCACGGTTTTCCATCGCCGCCATGAGGGTCCACAGCGCCGCCTTGGGCAGCATCCTCTCGCCGAGCTGCTCTTTGATGGAGTCGTCGATGCGGTCGGCGTTCTGCAAGCCCATAATCTCGTCTCGGATGAAGATATCGGGCAAAAGCGGGGTCGGCCCCTCCCTCGCCATCTGCGCTAGGGCGTATACACTCGCCTCGTCCTGCGGCAGCTTGGCGGCCAGCGTGATTTCAGGGTCTCCCCCGTTACGGATTACGTCGGGGCTGATGGACTCGCTGAAATACTGCCGGTTGTTGTCCCTGCCGGACAGTTCGATGGCCTGGTGCGCCCCGGTGGCGTACTGGTCGTTCAGCAGGTTGATAATCTGCTTGTACGCCACCTCGACGGCCCGCATCCGGGGCTCCAGTTGGGTCAGGATGCCCTGCCTCAGACTGTTTATCGCAAACCCCGATAGCTGGAACTGCAACTCGCCGAAAACCGAGTGGGGGAGTGCGCCGCGTTGGAGCTCAGAGCCGATCAGGCCGAGGTATGCCCCCGTTTCCTTCGCCATCTCCATCAGCCCCATCGGTTCGACATCTTCACGGCCCATCTCAAGCGAGACCTCAGAGCCCTGCCGGAACGGGTCTTCGTCCAGCGTCTTGGAGCCGTCGGACGACTTCACCTTGATGCCCTGCTTTTTGGACCGCGCCACCATCTCTTTCATCACCGACATGACGAAGTTCCAGGTCTCGTAGATGTCGCGGTCACCTTTATAGACCGACTCGCCATAGTATTTGAGCGACTCGTCCGGCGCCTCGTCGACGATTATGGAGGGAGAGGTTGGGACGACGTTGAGGAAGGCGGGGACACAGGAGCAGCCGTGGGGAGTGGGCTTTTTCAGCACCTTGCCGTCCATCACGACGGTGTTGATTTCCTGGTCGTAGTAGTCGTACACGTTGGTGCCGCGTTCTCCGATTCCCGTATCGGGAGGGAGCTTGATGCCGTATTCCGTCTCGATTTGGAGGGCGGTTTTGGAAGTCTTGTGGCAAATCCACTCCAGGTTATCGCTGCCCATGCCCCAGTAGGTGTGTAGGGGGTCGAATGGGGTTACGTCGACGTAGGAGGTGCCGTCCTTGCGTTTGACGATCAGCGCACGGCCCGCGAGCCAGCCCCGGACGGTGGAGTGGAACGCGAGCTGGTCTTTGACAGGCGTGAGGAGCCGGAGGACGAGGCGCTCGTCGGCCGCACGGAGTGAGCCGATGAAGAATCGTTCCTTGGCGTCGTTGATCTCGCGGTCTGAGCGCGGTCCCTCGATGTTGTTGATGCGGATGATGAGCTCTGCGCCGATTATCCACGCGATGATCTTGTCGGCGTACGTCATCGGCTCGTTGGAGGTGTAGATTTCGTAGCCCTCTTCGCCCTTGTACTCGCTCAGACGATAGAGGTCGTAGTCGTCACGGAAGCGCTGACGGAGGCTGGACGTTTCGCCTTCGTGTTTCTCGACTAGAGATATCACGTCTTCGGGCTTATTGGCCATTACGACGTCTCCACCATGCGATGCCCTGTTTGTCCGATACCTCTATACTGAAGCCGTACTCAGTAGACCGAAGGCGTTATCCCGGTCAACCCAGTCGTTAATCTGCACGTCAAGGCCCTCCGTTGCGAGTGAATCGGCAAACGCCTGGTGGAGCACCTGACGGATAGCGTTTCGGATTTTGGTGTTGGGCATCATTCAGTCCCGTATTTGGCCAGTAGTTCGTGGGTGGCGTCGTTACGCCGTTGTTGGGCCGCTGCGAACCCTTCTGAAAAGCCGTCAGCTTTGCCCTTGTCGTACCCGCCTTGGTATCCGTCCTGATAGCGGGAGTCGTCCTGGTCAGGCCAGTCTTTGTCAGCGAGTTCTACCACTGTTTCACCTTTATCGTGCCAGAGGCTTTACGCGCCGCCCCGTACTTTTCAAACAAACCGTACCACACCGCTTTAACCCCGTCGCAGTAGGCGTCTTCCGGCACCTTCCCCACGATATTACCATCACGGTCAACTTTCCACGAATAGGGCCGGGTCTCTCCGGAGCCAAATGGGTACGGAGCCGCCCCGAACTCACTCAATATACCACGCGCTCGAGGTGAGAACAGGATACCGGGCTCGTTTGTGAGAGGATTCACTTTCAAAAACGTCTTCAAACGTTCGATGCCGTCGGGTATCTTGATTCGATTCGACGCCATGTAGAGCCCCAGCCCGTCGGGAGGCGGGGCTTGCCACTGTTCCGCGATGGGGGACTGACCGTGGTGTTGATAGGCGTACACGTCCGCCACCCCGTACCGGATATCCTTCGCCCAGGGCCGGGATTGAATGATGGTGATGATGTCTTGGGTCACAAGGCCTTGTTCGTAGATTTCATCAAATACTTGGGGCCGGTCATCGATAATCTGCACCGCCTCCACCGCGTAAGCACTCGCCCCGGTAGTAGCCCCCGAGCCCCCGGGGTCGACCCACAGATACACGGGCTCACCCTTCTCGTACGCGACATCGCGGATGTGCAGGTCGGGCCGGAACTCCCCAAACACAATCCCTTTGGGCGTGACGGGAATCCCCGCAATCCGCTCCATGAAGAACTCGTCGGAGGACTCCCGTTCGAGTTTCAGTATTTCGGGGTCTTCTTTCCCCCCGGGATAGAGGTGAAAGTTCGTCCAAGAAGGCAGGGACCACGATTGCCGATCGTCCGCTCCCGACTGCCATGCTTTCCACAACGCGGTGTACCAGGGCATCTGGGTGCGCTCGAAAGTGCCGGACAGGAAGAGCCAGGCCTCTTTCGGCGCCACCCTACCCCTCATGCGCTCAAATGTCGAAACATCGAGCTGTGACGCCTCACATCCGATGATTCCGTCCGGTGCCTCTCGCGCCAACCGGCGATTGTCTTTTGCCGATTTGGTAACGATTCGAGTACCGTCCGCCAGGAGTATCTGGCCCGGGTCGACGCGTTTGGTCGCGTGACGTAACAACCCGAGTGCCTGGAAGTCGTCCACGAGATAGTGAAATTCCCGCTCCGTTTCGGCGTAATCCGCCCCCACCAGCCAGTAAAGTCCGGTCTCCTCCGGGTCGAACACGTGCCCCAGCAAATATGCCGCAGCACAGCGCGATTTGCCACTCTGTTCTCCTCCAGCCACCAGGTTGAAACGCTTGTTCGACGCCAGGATGGCGGACTGTTCGGGCGTAGGCTCAAACCCAACACGCTTGAACAGGTCCGACGCCACCCCGATTCCAGTAGGACGCTCAGCGGTTAGAGTCATTTGCGACCCCGCCTCTTCTGACTCGCAGCACGGATAGCCGCCTCCTGCCGACGAGCCCCCTTTTTCGACCCATGCGTCCCCAAAGTCTTCCCCGTCCGTGATACCAACTTGTACGACTCGAACTTGTTCTGGCGGAGCGCGTCCACGAACTCCGCAGGGGTCTGCGATTTCGGAGAGTATCGGAGCCTGTCGCCCTCGACGCTGAGGTTAACGCCCAACTCCTCCGCCCTGTCGAGCACCGCCTCGGCGGTCACCATCACACCTCCCCTACGTCGTCCTCGTCGCTCGCGAGGGTGGGTTCTACTAACTTTTCAGCACTACGTATGGACCCTGAAATATTAGGTAACCTGTCCTCCTCGCTGGCGTTGTCTCCAAGACGAGACAACATTCCAGCCCCTTCCCCCCTGGAAAGTAGACTGTCGCTACGCCCCTCTTCACTTAACTTTTCAGGGGGTATATATATGCTGGAAAGAAAGTATCCGTAAGCGTTACCGCGCTCTCCCTTCCCTTTCTCCCTCTGAACCTGACTACCATCCCTTCTGTCCGCTTTCGGCAACAGTGAACTTGCTTGGCGCCAGCCCATCGCCGCCAATCAATCGGCTGATGATTGTCCGAGCTAGTTCCGGCGGCACCGCGTTTCCGATCTGATTGTATCTAGATTCCACGTTTCCCACTGGCTCGAATTCTGGTGGGAATGTTTGCACTCTTGCTATCTCCCGCCAGGACATCCTTCTAGGCTTGTCGAGAACGGCGCGGTCGGGATGTCCTACTGTATGTTCATACTCATCAGTAAACTCCCAACCTTGCTTCCACCCATTGGCTAGGTCTGACCAAACCAACCGCATGGTAGGGCAGGCGGGATGTAGGGGTGTATGCCGCCAGTTCGCGACCACGGTGTAGGAAGGCCCGTCCCATCGAGCCTTTCTGTTGCGTGACATGAAATACCAAGAGAAATTCCCCGGAGGATCGTGGGGCCGCTCATAGAATTCGCCCGCGGGCCAGAGCGGCAGCCCGGCAAGTGCATCGCCATGCGAAGCAAACTGAGCTAGCTCTGGGTGCTTCTTGTCCGGCTTGCCATGCATCGGTGAAGGAAACACAAATACTTGCTCAAGGTCTCTCCTAACACCGACCAATATTAGTCGCTTGCGAGTCTGAGGAACCCCGTATTCCTTAGCGTCGACTACTTTGGCTGTGATCCGGTAGCCGTTTTTTCCAGCTCGTTCAAACGCCTCGACCTGTTCTTGAAGAAAATTCCCCTTCTGTATCTTCTGCAACCCGGACACGTTTTCAGCCACAAAGTACTTCGGCTCAACTAACTGCAGGCACCTTGCG